GTAGCGTGTGCGAATCTCTGCGACCATCTCATCGGTGTTTGAGCCAAACATAACAATCTCGTCGAATACGTGCAGTGTGTCGCCTCTGCGGGTCATCAGTACAGCAGACATCGGATCGAGGTTGAAGTCCATCCCGACATGTATGACAGGGTGTTCACCGTCGTGCCTGACTACTGATTGCTCACGCTTGAACCCGTAGTAGATGATGCCGCTGTAGTTGACGAACTGTGCTTGGTATTCTTGCTGAAATGTTCGGTCGTCAAGGTCTGCTTTGGCGCTCGCAATCTCATCTGGCGGCACATTACCGCCCTCAATGGTCGTGTACTGATAAGACTGCCATCCTTCATCTTTGTCTACTCCTTTTGCCCACAAGTCATAAAAGTGATTCCTCCCTTTTGGTGTGCCTATGAACAGACAAGCGCCCTCGCGGTCACTCAAAGAAGGCCTCAGCACCTCATACCAAGCCTGCGGCCTCATATCAGCGAACTCATCAAGGACCACGAAATCTAATGAACGACCGCGTAAGTTGTCAGGCTTCTCAGCCCCTTTCAATGAAATTGTTGAGTCATTAAGCAAAGTGATGGTCAAACTACTTTCGTTTTTACTGGCTATATAGTCTGCCGGTATTTGTTGCCCGAGCATATCCCAGGCGATTTCCTTTGCCGCCTTATACGTTGGAGCTACATACCATACGTTTTGCCTGTGAGCAGAAAGCGCCCTGTTGAGTAACTCTGCCGTGCTGAGAAAGGTTTTACCAAACCGGCGACCAGCAACGACGACGCGGAAGCGTGTGGTGTCCTCGAATATTTTAGTCTGAGGCTTTGTCAGCTTCATCGCGTGTCAGCTGTATAACTACTGGCGGCAAGTCTTGCGCTTCTGTTGGCGTTTCTTTCCACCCAGCCTGAGTCTTCAAGTAAAAGATTTGCGCTGTCGTGTTGCCCTCTGTGGCGCTCCTAAGCAGGCTCTGACTGACTTTGCCGATGGCTCTTGCCCTTCCTTTTTTATAGGCGGCAGAAACGGTTTCATCTCTACTGATAATTGCCCTTAATGTGCGCGAAGGAATTGAGAGGTAATCAGCTATTTGGTCTTGATTTAAGACTGCCGCCAGCGTTTCAATCTCTTTAATTTGAGCTTCACTTAATTCAGTTTTGGGCCTTCCGCCTTTACTCGCTTTCATTCTCACCCCCTACAAAAGCCTGTAACGCGTACCAAACTAATGAATTACGATACCCATTGTCGTGAGTCGGCATAATGGGTGTCACTGCATGAGTGTTCCGCCAAGCAGGGTAGAACAGCAAACTATGAGAAGGCATCTCAAAACACGCATCATAATCAGGAACGTACAAACACCCTCCATGGGAGTTCTGTCTGACTGTGTATATCGCATTCAATGTTTTCTTAACGTTTGCGTTATCCCTGTGAAACGGTGCCGCGATATTGAAGTTGCTGATACTGCTCGTAAACAAGCTACCGAATCGCCATTTAGAATCGATTTCACTCACAGCGTTTGAATGCTGATCATGCAAATCTGGTAAATACTGCGCCATCAACTTATCTAGGCGATTAGCCGCCATCAGCATTGAAGTAATAAATGGCTTGGCTTTTGGTTTCGCGTGGACGCTACTCCGGTTGCGGTAATTACGCCTCATTATTGGGTTAGGAGGAACACTGCCCAGTATCGTGCTGTATTGCGCTGTGCCGCGTTTTCGTGCCTCTGCCCTTGTAAGCCCCTCTTTGATGCCTTCTAAAACATCAGCGCGCTCCATGAGCGTCTTAGGAACCCTCGCTGAACAGAACTCAGCGTTGGCTACCTGCATTAACTTTACGAGCTTGGCATCGTGTGCAGATACGTCACTAAGATATAAGCCGACCACCTCATCGCCTTCTTTAAGGATGCACGAATCAATAACATTTGGCTCAATGAATTCACACGTAGCACCTGTTTTTCTTTTGTGGTCAATTTTGTGCATCTGCATTTCTTTCACAACACCTTCCTCATGCAGTGCTTCGCAAAGCCTTTGATGTCTGTTTTGATGTCTAGCCTGTCAGCTTTGACCTTGAGCGTGACCCATGGACTCCACGAAATTGCCATTTTTTTTGCGGCTTTATGGTCTTGTTTGCTTGCGTACCAATCATGTAACCCGCCTTCGTTACTACCGACATTAGGGCAACTGAACCACACGTGATTGAACCGGAGAATCCCATGCCCGTTTTTAATTGTCTGCATCGCAAAGTCGCGGTCTTCTTTTGTGTCTTCGTTGTACTGCCAAGTGATCTTGCTGACATTCATCAGCACGCATACTTCCGCAAATTTGCTGTTAATAGAATGCTTCTTTTTTTCAGTCCATGCGTATTGCACGTAGCTTAATCCAACTATCTCAAAAGGTAGTTTCGCGGCCTTTTCCTCGACTGATCTTAGTGCAGTAACGCCCTGCCGAACTGTCTTACCGTTGTATATGCCAAACCCTTCAACGTCATCATCACAAAACCACGCCCAGTCTATGTTTCCCTGTCTGCACCAATCAAGCATGAAGTTGCGAACATATGTGATGCCGCCGTCATTTTTGCCAATGCAGACTTTATTAGGCACGTGATAAGCGTCTAGTTCTTGAGGCTCGATGAAATGATGAACCTGATACCCTGCCTCCTCAAACAACTGATAAGTTTTAGTTGACGGTCTGCCTTTGCTTGGTATGCAAACAATCACAATTTTGATTTCTCATTACGCAAATGCTCAATAATCAATGCGCCAACGTACGCACCCTGCGTCCTCCAAAACTTGATCAGCTCTGTCGCTTCATCGTAGTCTTGCGATTCAAACTCTATCTGTATGGCCTTCTTAACCTCAGAACTCATGAGGTCAACTTCGCCCTCTAACGAGTCCTCTTCTAGTATCGAGTAATCAATATCGCTATTGAAGTCAGGCAAAGTGTCCCAGCCTAGGATTTCTAAATTAAAATCTACTTCTGAAAGAGCTTCTAGCTCGACCTTAAGAAGTTCGTCATTCCAACCGGCGTTTAGAGCTAATTTATTATCTGCAATTACGTAGGCTTTTTTTTGTGCTTCACTCAAGCCAAGCAAACTTATTGTCGGAACTTCTGCGAGGTTTAATAGGTTAGCCGCCTCAATGCGGCCATGACCTGCAATGATGCTACCACTTTCATCTACTAACACTGGGTTAGTAAAGCCAAATTCTTGGATGCTTGCGGCTATTTGTGCTACTTGGCGCTCGCTATGAGTGCGTGAGTTAAGTGCGTACGGAATCAAATCCGCAGTTGTTACATACTCAATTTTTAGTGTCATAGTTATATAGGCGACGGTATACCTTCGGCCCACAGTAGGCCATACGTTTGCCCGTCTCTTACCTCTCCGCGTTTGATGTCTTGGTCTGACATGGGGTACGTCTCTACCGCGCCGTCATCGAATGCGACTAGATAGCTACCTTCATTTCTTGGCATACTGCCTTGCTCTACAGGATGCCAATCTATTGTTACAGTCTGCAACATATAGTATCCCCTGCTCATATTATACCAATATATGCTAAAAAGGTGCGGACAATAAATAACGCCTATTTAATATCCGGCATATCACAGGCATAAAAAAGCCCGCACTAGGCGGGCAAGCAACGACGGCAAGGAACTACTCAAGTCCGTCGAGGGTAGCTACACATCATAGCGGATAATCTCAAGCGGTGGCTCGTCATTTTCTTTAAGTTTAACCACCCTAAAATCTGTGAGTATCGCAACGTCTTCTCGCCATCTCTCAGCCATTGCCTCTGCCGCCCTCAATGCAATGATGAAGTCTTCAATGTCCTCATTGGTGAGCGAGACAAGTCTTTTCATAAATTCCTCTCCAGTCAGGATGCCCGTCCCTGCCATTTGTCCTCTCCCACAATTCGACGAATTCACAGTAAATGTCTTGCTGGCTGACGGCCTCTTCGTAATCACCCTGACCAGCCATCCCGAATGCTATCACTACTAGAAGGAAAATCACCGCGTATTTTATGTTCGGATTCAAGTGCATCGTAGTACCCCTTCAATTTTGGATCGTTGCGCAATTTCTTCAGCGCCCTAGTTTCGATGTTTCTAATTGTATGACGGCTAACTCCCATGACTTCTGCAATTTCTTGGTGTGTCATGTTAAAAGCGAGGTTGATAGCCCTAGGCATTACGCGTCTCCTTGATACTGTTTGAAAAAATCACTAGCCGAACCGTAAAAAGCAATGCGCCATTTATCAGAAAAATCTACACGCTCAGAGCATTTGATTCTCCATGCGCCTTTCCTGTCGCGCACGATGTCATAACGATATTCAGTGTCACCGTGAATTTGGTGGCTTTCGGTTTCTTCGGCTTTTTCGTTAGCATCTAAAAATGCTTGGAAAGTTAAATCACCACCATCAAGGACAGCGTTAGAAAGCAATTGAGCGGCGCCTTGTGGGTAGCCATCCCAATGATGGTAGACAGTGTGACCAGTGTTGAATCTGTAAGTTGCTCGTGTTGCCATTTCCCTTCTCCTATTTGATTATGCAATCAATATGCTCTTTGTAATTAACTTTTGCAAGCATTATTTTATCGTGATTTGTTAATCAGTTAAGGGAAGGAAAACGCAATAGTCGATCGCAGTTGAATTAGCTACCCGTAGTGGCGGGCAATCTCTGCAATGAAGTAGTCTTCGTTGGGATGACGTGACAGGCGCTTGAGGTATTCTTCCTCACCGATGCCCTTGTCTCTGCCCAATCGAGCCAGTAGCTCTGCGGTCTTGTCAGTCACGACGATGTGGTGCCGCTCTGCAAAAAACTGTCGTTGGCTTTGTACACACATGGAAACATTCCTCCTGTTGCGT